ACGAGGGTGTTCTGACTCTCGTGCCACTTCGATCATGAGTTCCAACGACTCCCTACCCTTCTCGATTAACTCGTAGTAGGTGTCTCTTGAATATTCATAATCGGTGTTAACATTTTTATCTTCACTCATTCTTTCTCGCTATCTAACAAACTCACGTTAAACCCAAAGTCATCGTCAGGTGAGACGTTGTTTGGTGTCGGTACTATATTTAGTCTTTCAACAAATAAGTCACTGTCTTGCATTCCAGCATCTTTTAGGAAAAAGTTCGTATCAATTTCACGGATAACCGATTGATCTTTTTCTGGGCCATAGAAAGACATTTTCATCTCAAAGTCTAGTGTGTAGATGATAGTACGTCTTTGTCCTACAGATCCTTCGAAGTCATCAGAGAAAGTTATGCCATTAAGAATAATGGGTACGTCTTCTTTGATCTCACTGTAATCACTAAAAGGTTTTACTGATAGAGTATATTGGGGGTTAAAATAGGGTATAACTTGTTCCACCATCTGCAATGCATCGTCTTGTGATTTAGCATATATGTTTAATTGGAAACCAATTGTGTATGGAACAGATGTATAAAATCTTTTCTTCTTAGTATTGTCCGTGGATGCACGAGCAAACTTGTTTGTTTTGGGTAACTGTCTATCTGGATCGTATGCAATGTTCGTGATCTCGAACGACATACGTGGGAGTTTCATCGCAACTCTACGTTCAGCGTCTTCTCCCTTAGACATTTGTTCTAGTCGTTCGATGAACGATCTACGTGGCGCATACGACAGAGGAACTTTAACCTGTGAGATAGTTGCGCCCGAAGAGTTCTGTCTCAACACGTGTAAGTTGTTAAATATAGAACCGAATACCGATACGGCAGTCCTTACTCGCTTGTTATAAAACCAATTACCGAACATTAGAATATATCTCCAAACGGATTGGATTCCGAGAAGTCTAAGAAGTCTCCCTCGAAATCATCGAATACTTTATTTTGTGCGGTTTTCTGAATTTCTTGTAAATCTTCTACAAGTTTAGGAATCCACTCGGCATCAGATGATGCACCGATGACAGGTGCGCTTGAACCAATAGTCCTAAACTTTCCGTCCGTACTACCAACATGTGCAAGTTGAAGTATGCGGTCACTATCTGACCAACGAGTAACCTCACCCTTAATACTATAATCTAAATTAGTTTGCGTTACGGTCTCGCCTACGAGATAATTACCGCCTGCTGTAGTATTGTCTACAGTTAATGTTGGTTCAGTAGTATAATGTAGACCACCGTTTGTCACAGCTACTGCGCTTACAACACCACCCGAAACTGTTACACTTAGTGTTGCCTCTTCTCCATCATAGTGTCTTAGAATCGCTGTGTTCGAATCACTATCGAAGGCAGACGAAGGCACAGATATATTTGTGGGTAGAGCGGATACATGTATTTGCCCGATCATAGAACCATGACCAGCGACAGTACACTGATAGTAGTAAATCCCAGTACTGGTAAATTGATACGACACTGTAGATGAGGATTCTGTTGCGAGAACATTATCATCACCATCTTTTATTTGTAGTGGGTGACCGCCAGTGTTATTATTTAACACGATTGTATCATTAATTATAACATCTAAGGTTGGGTCTTGGAGAGACTGTATCTCACCAGATCTATCGGTAGAACCAGAGGCAAAAGTATAGTCTGAACCATCACCACTTTCGACATCGAGTGTGAACGTCTGTACGGTATGCGCTAACCTAGAATCCAATATTTGATCGGACGTTCCTATCAATGAACGGAACTCGTCTAATCGTCCTTCAAATGAACTGTAGTTAATACCGTCTGCTTCACGTGCAGCAAACGAACCTATAGAGTATTCACGATCGCTGATGAGATCCAACGGTCTATCTGACACAGAGTCTAACGTTTTAATACCATTTATATAAGCACGTACGATATTATTATCATGACTGAACAAGAAGTGTGTCCACTGATTGTTAGTAAACGTTGTCGGAAGTTGTTTGAGTGGAACACCGTCATTGTTCACAAAACCATAATTTATCTTAGCATCGCCATCAACGGCAAAGATCATTTGGTTCTTGTCACTATCACCCCCAGTTACAAGTAGTGTTTGGTAACCTGACTGTGGTAATGAATTTGTTCTAAAGAATAGTTCTACTGTACCATTTCTATCTTGACGTAAGTAATTGTTCTCATCACCATGACCCAGATATGAGTGCAATGATGACACGCCAAACTTACGATTAGTATCACTAGGATCGGGTCTCTCTACAGTAATGGTAGGAGGTGCGTTAAATCCGAGACCGCCCGTAACCACATCAACACTAGTCAATCTACCCTGATCATCTGTCTGTGAAGTAAACGTTGGAATGTTCGCAGTAGGATTGTTCATTGTAACTTTATACTGATACGCACCTTCATACTCTATCGCATCAATAGATGCAATATTAGTATCAAAGTCTTCATCACTGTATTCGAATAACTCACACTGCATACGGAATGTGGGTAGGTTACTCAACTGATAGAATGGCGTCTCAGTCTCTACCTTGAGAACCTCGAACATAGACTCTGACATAGGCAAGTAGATGACATCACCTTCACGAGGACGGAAACCGTTCTCAGCCAGATTATCACCTACCATCTTTTTCCAACGTCTACGTGCGACAACGAATGTTGCTTGGTCTCTTAACTCAATACCAAACTTAGTGAACAGATCCCCTTCTCCATCGAAACCTTCTTGGTTCTCAATGTACATCTCGATCTTATATGCATCTGAAAATCGTGAAGGGATGTCATCACCAAAGATCTTATCTTGGTTGACTATCTCACGTGGGATATAGTATACGTCCTCACCATAGAACTGTAAAGACTCAATTACTAAGTCTTCATAGAGGTGTTGTTCTGAACGTACCTTTTTGTTGATATATGGATTTGTTGCCATATTATCCTACGAAGAAGACAGGGCCTACATCTTCTTCTTCCCTAAACCTAGTTCTAATTTGTTCAAGTTCGTTGTTCGCATCTTCGAAGATCGAACGACCAGAAATCTGAACACCGCCAGGCAAGGTCATACCATCGAATTTTAGTAGGTTGGTTCCCCATTGCCTTTTAATAATTGATGTGATATACTCTTTAAGAAACTTATGGTTCCACAACGAATTGTACTCTACAGTACTGTCGGGGGTGCGGATACCATATACTTCACATACAATATGATCGCCTACCGATAATTTTTCACTACTGATATAGAAGTATAGACGATTCCCTTGTCTGTCATGAGTAATCTGAGGAACACCTGTTAATTTCATATCAAGTAATGATAGATGTTGTTGCATCTGTTCGTAGTATGCAATGTCGCCCGCATAGTTGTTTAGATCAGTAACATCATTCAACATCATCTGATACTTGATGTCAAAGAAGTTTGTTGATTGTGAAACAGTGTTGATCGGAAAAACTCGAACGACAGTCTGGATATTATCATCTTGTAGATCAATATATCCGTTGTCGATATCTGTCTGTGTAAGAGGAAAAGACATATAGTGTCTACGAGAACCATCAGGATGATTCTCACGGAACCACTGAAGGCCTTCGTCAACACGATCCTCTAGTTGTTCGTCATCGACATTTATTTCGATCACAGGGGAACCCAAACTACGTAAACAGTAATCTATAAGTTCTTGTCTAGTGTTTGGACTCGCCATTAATTTATCCTTGTCCCTGAAGAGTTATATACTCTCAGTTGTTTAAAGTCTATAATTTCTACCGCACTTGAAGAATCTTCTGTCTTTAAAAAGATGATTCCTTGATTGGTATTTATTGCTATCTCACCTAATGCTAAGTCACTAGTAGAAGGAGTGACGCCCTTTGCATCACTCTTCTTGTGTTTAATTGTAGTTGACAATTTCTACACTCCAAATTATCTAAATTGTACTACTATTTATGATCCGTATGTACCACCATCTACAGTACTAATCGCAACAGATCCAGATGNCACCGTGAAGTTCGCAGTTGGGAACATCGCAACACCCTTATTAGAAGCAGTCGCAANTTCCGCAGCAACGGTCAACGTGTTTGCAGCATCGTTATACGTGAGATCAATCGCTTCACCCGCTAACAACAAACTATTTACACGGTCATCGATTGTCTCTGACATATCAACAATAGTTGCATCAATCGGTATACTCGATACCCACTTATGACCTGATGGTTCAAATAGGAAAGATGGTCGATCCGTACCAGCGTAACCTGGCGCACCAAGTCTTAGACCAGCACCGTCTGCCTGAGCTGCGTTAGCAGCGTCATCCGCAAGTGTCAACGTCAAGTCCGCAATAGTGATTTCTGTACTATTGATGGTCGTTGTAGTACCTTCAACTGTTAGGTCACCTTGGATAACAACTGTACCAGAATCACCGACAGGGTTGGGATTTAAGTAAAGTACTGTGTCACCAGCGTTAGTTGTACTAATTGTGTTGTCTTTAATACGGATATTATCGACATCGATCTGAGTTAAACCAGCAAGTGTGGTAGAAGATGCACCAAGATCGATTTCGGTAGTACCGATTGTGAGACTGTCGTTTGCAAGTTTAGCGTTAGTAACACCACCGTCTTTAATACGGATAGTATCTGAACCATCACTCTCAAGTGTTGAGTTATCTACATTTACACTAAGCGATACTGAACTACCAAGTGATACGGAACCACCACCACCAAGACCAGCACCAGCAGTAACCGTTACTGCACTGTTTACTAGTTTGTTGTTTGCGATAGATCCAGCAAGTTGTGAATTCGATACACCACCACTCTTAATACTTACCGCACCAGAAGAAGTAGAGAAGTCACCTGAGTTAAATGATGCAACACCTTTCTTAGCAGTAGTAGCAGATGTAGCATTGACAGTAAACTGTTTATCAACATTGTTGTATGAAACTGCGATACCCTCAGCAGAGTCACCAACGATTGTTAGTGTATCGGTTAATAGGTTGACCGTACCATCTGAATCACCACCAACGCCAGCAACAAGATCTCGTGAACCCACAGAAAGTGTAGTTGCAATGTTGTTTGTGCTTGCAGCAGTGATTTGACCTTGTGCGTTTATGGTAAGAGTTGGAATTGCAGTACCAGAACCATAACTGCCGGCGGTTACAGCTGTGTTAGTGATGGCGAGACTAACTTGGTTATCGGTTACTGTTGAGGTTATACCTGTTCCACCGTCAAAGGTAAGAGTTTGACCAGTAGTAAATGTATCTGAGTCTGTTCCATCACTGATAGAGAAGTCTGATACAACTGCGCCTACCTCATCATCTACGTATTTTTTGGTAGCAGCATGTTGATCCGCAGTCGGATTAGTAACATTAATAATCTTAGATGTGTTGACATCTACACTACCAGAACCATTCGGATCAATCGTGACGTTTCCGTTGGTGTTAGAAGAACTAATTGTATTGCCGTCTAACTTTAAATTATCAACTTTAAGTTGATTTATTTTTGCGTTTGCATCGGTAATGATTGCAGAGTTTGCTGTTAACGTACCTTTGGTATGATCCAACATGTTGGTGAAATATACACCACCAATAGTACCTATATTTTCAGCTGCGCCTGCGGTTTCGGTTCCAAAACCTATGTATAATCGCTGACCGCCAGATGATGAATCAGCATAACTGTATGCTAACTCACCGTTGCCCAGTGTCGAAGGAGATCCTTGCGAACCTGAACGTTTTATTAGAATTTTACTTGCCATTAGTATTGGCCTCCGTTTAAGTTCTGTTTATCCAGATCTAAAGTTGCTTCGAATGTAGAAAGATCTTCATCATAAACAAGAACACTACCGTCTGTGACACCACTTAAATTTACTCCGCCAAGAGAATTTATATGTCCACTTGCTGTGCTACTAACACGCTTAACAGGACGACCTACTTTTACAGATGCGACTTTCGTCTTACCNT